CAGGGCCAGCCCCGTCTCACCACCCGCGAGGCGCAGATGCTGGGCTACTTCGGTGTGGGGTATGCGGAGTTCCTCCAGGAAGTCTGGCAGATCGCGAGGGACGGCGGATGACGGACCGGCTCGTGGTGGTCCCCCGGTGGCCGGAGGTGAGCGATGAGGAGCGCGTGCGCCTGCTGATCGCCGCCTTCGACCCCGGGGTGACGACGGGGTGGGCGGCCCTGCGGCTGGACCTGGAGGAGCTCTGCGCCGGGGGATTTTCGCAACTGGCGCTCAAGTCCGGGGGCGGGCGGGACCCGGAATTCCTGGCGTGGGATACCGGGGTGTTTCGCGGCGGGGACGGGGCGTGCGCGGAACAGATGCTGGGGCTCGTCCGGGGCGTGTGGGAAGAAGGGTGGATGGACACCGGCGCCTCGGGGGACGTGATGGCGGTGGCGCAGGAAGACTTCATTCTCAGGATGATGTCGATGGACCGGGACCTGCTGGCGCCGGTGCGCATCAACGCCATCTTCGACCATCTGTGTCGGGGGATGCCGGTGCCGCGCCGCAAGCAACAGTCGTCGGACGCCAAGCGGGTGGTGACGGACCAGCGGTTGCGGGCCATGAATCTCTACCGGTCCGGGATGGCCACGCATGAGGTCGATGCGTTGCGGCACGCCGTGTTGCTGGCGCGGTCGCTCTCCGAACCCGCGTTCCTGGCGCGGTGGCGCGCGGCGTGCACGTGGTTGCGGGAGCCGGTGGGCGTCGTCGCGTCTTCATGATCGTAGGGACCTGGGTAACCGGGTCCCTTCGACAATTCATATATATTCTTCTTCTTCTTCTTTCTTCTTCTATATATAGTCCTATGTTCAGAGAGGAAGTTTGAATCGTTTGACCAGTCTCTCGGGTATCAGACAGAATGCTTGGTACGCTGTTCGTGGTATTCTTCATTCGTCTCGAGTAAAGGCGGTTTACACACATGCCTCCTCCTCTGCGTCGCGGCAGTGAACGCGGCGGTTTCCGTGGTCAGATTGCGCCGCCTCCGCACAGCGTGACGGACGTGGCCGCCGAGCAAGCCCATCTCGTCTACGCGACCGATCCGGCGGACCCGGCGTCCACCCCCGAGAAGGTGTACGCAGAACGCATGAAGGAAGTGACTGAATGACAACCCAGGACGGACCCGTCCACGAGTGCCCACCGGATCGCCTGGTGATGGTGGCGCGACTGGAGGAGATCACCGCGCGGTATAACCAGCGATTGGAGAACCAGCGCCAGGTCATCGAGAACCTGTCGGCCGACCGCAAGCGCCTCGCTGAACGTATCGAGACGCTGACCAAGGTGCTGGAGTCCATCGAGCCCAAGCACACCGCCGACGCCACGCTGGTGCAGGCCGTACTCGTGGAGGAGTGGTAATGGAGTTCGTGGATCAGGTTTTGGGAGAGCCCGCCCCGGAGCGAGTGCCCGAGCACGGGATGGACGAGGCGTTCGTGCAGCAGGTGTGGGCGGCTCTGCACGACGTGTTCGACGACGAGGGGGACCTCGTCCTGGACGTGCTGGTGAAGGGCCTCTCGCCGGGCGAACGCGTCGCGGCGTGGGAGCAGGCGGTGTACGACGACGGACGCGCCATCCTGGCGTCTCAGTTGCGATACAGCGAGAACGTGCCGACGTTGGTGACCGCACTCCGGGCCTGGAGGGCACGCCGTGGCTGAGCCGACGACCGAGGAGCCGTGGAGCAGCTACCGGAAGTTGAACCACGGTCTGCAGCGGTTGGCGAGCATACTCGCGGAGGCAGAGGATCACGAGACCTCAGCCCCTGGGGCAGCAGCCCTAGCCACAGAGCTTGCTGTGCAAGCCAAGACCGTGGAGACGGCCGCGATGGTGCGGGCGATGCAGTTCGTCATGGACACGGTCATCAAGGACGCGTCGGCGCGGGCCATTGAGGGCGAGAGCGTGGTGTACACGGTGTCCCTGGCGAAGAAGGATCTGCAGCATCTGATTGATCAGGTGGGGCGGTAGCCATGGGGCTGAAGGGAGACGGCGCCCCGTCGAAGGCAACCAAACCCACCCACCAACGCCACCGCCGGAAGAACCTGGCGGCGGAGGCGGAAGCGTTCGACAACGGTGTCCGAGACGGGTGGAGGCTGGACGACGGCACCGTGGTGGCGCACCACGGCGCGACCCGACGACCCATCAAGGCCGGTGTCCGTCCGTACCTCCATCTCGGGAAAGGGGGCGGTAGTTTCGCGGGGGCACTGACGGAGAGACAACAACGACGCGGCAAGGTGCGGACGGCCCGCGCGTGGGGAAGGATGTTGGAGATGCTTGAGAAGACCGACATGACCATGGAGGAGTTTGTCGCTGGGCTGACCCCGGAAGAGTTGGTGCGCGGCAGGCTCAAGGACAAGGACGGAGGCTTCAAGGGGCGTCCTCCGGCGTGGGTGCCCCACGAGTTCCACCGCGCGTGTATGCGCGAGCTCATGAAGCGGGGCAAGGATCTCTGGTCCATCAACTACCTCGTGGCCATCGAGACCATGACGTCCATCGCGGCAGGCAAGGTGAAGGGCGCCTCCGCCCGGGACCGGCTCTCCGCAGCCCAGTTCGTGATCGAACGCCTGGAAGGCAAGACGCCGGACATCATCAAGATCGTGGACGACAGCCCGTGGCAGATGATCATCGACGACATCGTGGCGCAGGTCCCGGACGATCAGGTCGAGGCCGCTCGCCGTGCGCGCAACGGTCTCATCGGACAGGAGCTCGGTGACGTCGTGGACGCGGAGATCGTGGAAGACCCGACACCGCCTCCCCCGCGCCGCCGTGCCGCAGCCCGCAGGGCCGCACGATGACGCTGCGGCAGAAGCTGGCGGTACTGGCGTTTGCGACGTTCTGCGTGTGCTGGCTCGTCGCCAGCGCCCTCGTGCTGGCGGTGTACGGGTGAGCCCGCGTCGTCGGCGTCGCCTTCCCGGCCAGCGTCACGTCGGAGTGCCGTACCGCATCGGCTTCATCGTGATGGCGGCCCGGGAAGACTTGTGCTGGCAGGACCCCTCGGAGCGCAGGGCTCGTGAGTTCGCGCGGCGCGCGGAACCGTTGCTGGAGGCCGTGAAGAAGGACGGCGTAGAGAAGCCTCTCATGGACCTCATCCACGAGATGCTGGGTCAGGACTGGGCTCCCCGAGGGCGCTGGGCTGTGAAGATCGCGAAGCTGGCGGTGGAATGATGAGGCACCGGAAGCGCCCGCTGGCCAAGGAACTGCAGAAGATGGCGGAAGAGACCGAGAAGCTGAGGCAGGCTCAAGACAAGACCCGCCGCCAGCAACGGAGGCAGGACAGGAGAGATCGCCATGCCCAGTCCACTCAAGGGGCTCACGCGGGCCCAGATCCAGGCACGCGCGGCCCAGCGCCGGGCCGCCCTGGAGGCAGCGCGGGCGAAGGCCAAGGCCGACAAGGCGGGGAAGAAGAAGGCCCCGGTCAAGAAGACCACCACGCCGAAGGCCAAGAAGCAGAAGCAGATCCCGCACACGACGGGGCGGGGTACGCCGAAGAAAGCCAAGCAGGTCAAGCGAAAGATGGTGACGTGAGCAATCCCTATCACGAACACACGCTCAGTCCGGCATGCTGGTGTGCGCCGGTCGTGCTGCACATCGGTCCAGACGGGACCGCCTCTGTGGACAACGTCCGCGACGCAGATAGGCTGGCGCAGCTCGGGGTCACCGATGTGGTGGTGCGCCCCGCCGTTCCACCGCAAGGGAGGTGAGTGATGGGTGGGAAGCCCAGTCAGGGCACCAAGAAGGACAAGCGGTTGAAGGCCAACCGACCGAAGAAGAAGTGAACAGTTCACTCTGAACAGAGGAGACGCCATGGGCCAGATGCCAGGGCACATCAAGGTCGGTCGTTCCATGTACACTGTCCACTGCTCCAAGGAGACATGGCACGACTACACGCAGGAGAGCGCGGTCAACCAGCATGACCACGGCGCAAGCCAGCATCACAAGCTGGTTATCCTGGTCAACCCGAGTGACCACCCGCATCAGCAGGCGGACACGCTCCTGCATGAGGTGCTGCACTGCATCTGGTTCCAGGCCAACATGACGGCCATCAACCCGCCGGAAGAGAGCCATCGGGAAGAGATCACCATCAGCCAGCTCACCCCGTGGCTCACCATGGCGCTGGCCGATAACCCGAAGCTCGCTCTGTTCATTCACAACCCGCAGGAGTGACTCGTGGCGTACGTCATCGACAAGGGACGACTGTTCAGCAAGGTGGCGTACGCCCCAAACCCGGCACAGCGCCGGATCCACCAGTCCCTGGCGCAGATGCTGGTGGTGGCGGCAGGGCGCCGCACCGGCAAGAGTACGGCGGGCGGGAACGAGCTCTTGCCCGAGGCGTACAAGGCGTACTTCAACAAAGAGCTGCTCGCGGAAGAAGGGCACCGCGCGGAGTTCTGGATTGTCGGGCCTCGCTACAGCGACAGCGAGAAGGAGTTCCGCACCTTCTACAACCAGTGCAAGCGCCTGCAGATGCCGTTCGACAAGCCGGGTACGTACTACGACGCGCGCGGCGGCGACATGCAGGTCTCGTTGTGGGGCGGGAAGTTCTACCTGAAGGCCATGAGCGCCATGCACCCGGACACGCTGGTCGGCGAGGGCCTGCACGGCGTCATCATGGCCGAGGCTGCCAAGATGAAGGAACGCATCTGGACCCAGATGATCGCGCCCACGCTGCTGGACTTCCGGGGGTGGGCCAAGTTCAACAGCACGCCGGAGGGCAAGAACTGGTTCTACCGGTACTTCATGAAGGGTGTGGCTGGGGATCCCGGGTGGGACAGCTTCCGCGCGCCGAGCTGGATGAACACGGCCATCTTCCCGGGCGGCTACCAAGACCCTGCCATCCAGCAGCTCCTGCGTGACCTGCCGACGGAGATGTTCAACCAGGAGATCGCGGCCAAGTTCAGCGAGTACGTCGGCGCCGTGTTCAAGGACTGGGATGACGAGTGGCATGTGCGCCGGGAAGACTGGGACCCGAACCGCCCGGTGTACGTGGCGGCGGACTACGGCTGGACCAACCCGACCGTGCTGCTGTTCATCCAGGTGGATCACTGGCAACGTGTGCACATCATCAGCGAGTACTACCACACGCACAAATCCAACGAAGACATCGCGGACGACCTGCGCACCGGGCGCTACGACCCCCGCCACCCCGCCCTCGCAGCCAAGGCCCGGCAGTTGTTCCCCGACCCGGAAGATCCCAAGACGTCCAGCGCGCTCGCCAACCTGATGCGCTGGCGGGTGATGGGTAACACGGGCGGCGAGCTGAAGATCCGCATCAACCTGATGCGCAAGTGGCTCAAGGATATCAACGACCACCTCCCGCACGGTCACGAGGATCGCTACCCGAACACCATCGTGGATCCTCGGTGCCCCAACACCATCCGTGAGTTCGCCGCGTACCGCTACCCCGAAACGAAGGGCGAGGCGGGCACGGTGCAGGCAGAGCACCCCCTCGAGAAGGACAACCACTGTCCGGAGGCGTGGGGGCGTTTCATGCGCGGGCACTTCGGCGAGGGAGCGTTGGCCGGTGCGGGTGATGGTCGGATGAAGGCGCACAAGGCGAAGGTGAGCCGCAAGGCTAGGCACGACCACAGAGGAGGACCGGCATGACCGCGCCAGGAGTCTGGACCCAGTACAGCAC